TCACCTCCTTCAGTTGTAGTTCCTTCACCTCCTTCAGTTGTAGTTCCTTCACCTCCTTCAGTTGTAGTTCCTTCACCTCCTTCAGTTGTAGTTCCTTCACCTCCTTCAGTTGTAGTTCCTTCACCTCCTTCAGTTGTAGTTCCTTCACCCCCTTCAGTTGTAGTTTGACTTGGAGCACATCTCTTTACACGTTCGCCTCTTGAATTTGTTATTGAGGTTGATTCCGTACCTTCCCAACATTGACAAGGGTTATCTTGGGGGACCCAATCACTAAAATTGGGATCATTATTCTCCGAAGGGGGACAATTTTCTCCTTCCCCGCCTTCATTTGTCATTTCTTCTATTTCTTTCTTAAGTTCTTTACAGTCATTATTAAAGAAATATAAATATCCCAAAACAATAACAGTTATAATTAATAATTTTATTAGGGTATCTTTATCAACCTTATTCATATAATATTAAATAACATTTTATTTTAATATTTAAGAATTTAATAAATCAATAAAATATGAATTATTTATCATTTGATGTTGGAATAAAAAACTTGGCTTATTGTGAATTAACACCTAATAAAAATATAATTCAATGGGGTATTATTAATATGGACGATAGTCCAACATGTTCAATGCATCTAAAAAAAAAATGTGAAAAACAAGCATCTTATAGTTTAACTCAAAATGATAATACTTCTTATTATTGTTCCTCGCATATTAATCATAAAAGTTTAAATAAAAAAGCAAAAAAGAAAAAATTAAATACGAAGCATGATATACTAAAAATATCACAAATGTGTATCTCAAAATTAAGGGAATTAGACTTATCAAATATTAAATATGTTCTTATTGAAAATCAACCAGCTTTAAAAAACCCTGTTATGAAAAGTATTCAAATGATAATTTATACTTTCTTTGTAATTGAAGGTGTTATGGATAAAACATCCTCAATAGAACTAATTCATATGGTTAATGCCCGAAATAAACTTAAAGTTTATAAAGGTCCAAAAATAGAATGTAAAAAAAAAAATAAATATGCCCAAAATAAATATTTAAGTATTGAATATACAAAATGTATGATTACTAATGATTTAGATAAATTTAAAACACTATTTAATGAATCAAAAAAAAAAGATGATCTAGCAGATGCTTATTTACAAGGGATATATTGGATTGAAAAATAAAGGACTAATTACCTGATGTTTCAGGAGTGGTACCTCCTTCCTCTCCTTCCTCTCCTTCTAACATTTCTCTTTCTAAAACCTCAACAATTTCCTCCGTTAAATCCATACGAGGTGGATTATTATCTTGAGTCGAATCCTCTTCTTCTGAATCTCCATCATCACTTAAAGAAACTCTTCTTCGAATAGATCCTCTGATATTTGCTAGATTTTCTATTGTTTTTTCGCAATTTTTTTTTGTGAAATACATATAACTTAATATTATAAGAATTAATATTAATAGTTTATTAAGTGTTTCAGTCTTCATATACTAAATATATACATTTTTTTTTTTAAAGTACGATTAATAATTAAAATTATAATAATTTTAGTAGTATCATGGCTAAATATATATTTGTAACTGGTGGTGTCATTTCTGGATTAGGTAAAGGGGTAATATCTGCGAGTATAGGTTCTATTCTTCAAATGCTTGAACAAAAAAAAATTACAATAAAGAAATTAGACCCATACTTAAATATTGATCCAGGGACAATGAATCCAACTGAACATGGTGAAGTTTTTGTAACTGAAGATGGAACAGAAACAGATTTAGATTTAGGATATTATGAAAGATTCTTAGAAATAAAAACATCTCAAATAAATAGTACATCTTCAGGTAAATTATTTCAAAAAATATTAAATAATGAAAGAGAAGGTAAATATTTAGGTAAAACAGTTCAAATGATCCCACATTTCACAAATATCATAAAAGATTTTATATGTTATAATCCTAATAATTGTGATTATATTATTTGCGAAATTGGTGGTTGTGTAGGAGACATAGAAGCGATGGCTTTTTATGAAGCTCTAAGACAATTAAGAAATGATTTAGGGATTGAAAATATTTTATCCATACATTTAACTTATCTTGTACACTACTCAATTACAGATGAATTAAAAACAAAACCTACTCAAAATAATATTAGAGAACTTCAACAAGTAGGTATCACACCTGATATTTTAATATGTCGTTCAGAAAAAAGTATATCAAAGGAAATAAAAAAAAAGTTGTCTCTACATACAAATTTACCAGAATCAAATATTATTGAAGCAATAAATTTATCATCCATTTATAAAGTCCCATTAAACCTTATAAAAGAAAATATCCATACAATTCTTTCAAAACAATTCAATATTCATAATAAATTAAATACTGAAAAATGGAATACCTTAAATAATAAAATAGAAAATTGTAACAAAACTATTACCATCGGATTACTAGGAAAATATAACGAATTAAATGATTCTTATAAATCTTTATTAGAAGCCATATCTCATGCTGGAATCTATCATAATTATAATATTAATATTCATTGGATAAATGCTAAAGATCATAACCTTAATTATACTAAAACTCTAAATAATGTTCATGGTATAATCATACCCGGGGGATTTGGAAATAGTGGAATTGGAAATATGATTTCAGGAATAGAATATATTCGAAATATGAAAATCCCTATATTAGGTATATGTCTTGGAATGCAATTAATGATAATAGAATATTTTAAAAATGTTATAGGAATTAAAGATGCAACCTCAGAAGAATTTGATAAAGATGGAACAAATGTAATTACAAAAATAAATACAAATGATAATAATATCGGTGGAACAATGCGTTTAGGTTTAAAAGAAATAAATTTAGATTTTTCTTTAAAAAATATTTATAATAAAGATAAAACATTAGAAAGACATAGACATCGTTATGCGATTAATGATAATTTTAAAAATATATTATATGAAAATAATTGTTTAGTATCAGGTTTATCTGAAGAAGGAATTATTGAAATTATAGAATTAAAAAATCATCCGTGGTATATTGGATGTCAATATCATCCAGAATATAATTCTACACCCTTTAACCCTCATCCATTATTTTTATCGTTTATAGAAAATTGTATTTAAAAAGAAGCGTTTAAATTCTTTATTATTAATATTTAAAGAGATTATTTCATATATAAAAAAATGAGCAATGTTTTACTTAATTCTTTATATAAATACTATGATGAAAAAAATATAAAAAAATTATTAGAAGTTTTAGAAGAAGATACTAAAGTTTCTTTAAGGATAATTGATTGGTTTGTAACAAACTATTCGAAAAAATATAATGTATTCTATACAATTCATAAAACGGAAACTGGAAAAAATACTTTTAACCCTGATGGCAATAGAATTTTAAAACAATTTAATACATACCATTCTTATAAAGCTCAATTAAAATCATATTCTAAAAAACGTTTTGATCCATTTTGTAGGAGGGAGAGAATTACTTTTAATTATGGTAAAGATAAAGGTATATCAACGACAATCGGCCAATTAAATTTTTTTAAATGGGCGATTGATAATCTTATCATTGATTATATAAAAGATAATTATGATCATATTGAAGAAGATATGAATATAAGCTATAACTCAATGAAAAAAGAAAAGAAAAATCTTAAAATAAGAAAGAAACGTCAAGAACTATCCAAATCAGCTTCAAGAGGACTTAATTCAAATAATATGAAAGTAGTTCTTAATTTTTCTTAAAGGGCACTTCTGGGAATCGAACCCAGGACCTCTTGCACCCAAAGCAAGAATCATACCACTAGACCAAAGTGCCGAATTTGCGTCGTCCGGGACTCGAACCCGGGACACCAGCTTGGAAGGCTGATATGCTAACCCCTACACCAACGACGCTTAAAAAAAATTTTTTATATTAATTGTATATTTAATTATTTCACAATATTTACGCACTAGACTTTCCCGAAACCTTCACCTTCACCTTCTTCTTTACCACCCTTTTCTTAGGAGGTTCCGGTTCAGGTTCTTCTTCTTCTTCTTCTTCACTACTATCTTCAATCATTTCTACTTCCTTTGTTTCGGTAGTAGATTCATCATCATCCTCATCATCTTCGGAATCAGACATGATAGCAAATTCTTGTAGACCTCCTTCAGGAACCTTTACACGAATCTGTTCTGCCCTCCACGTACATCCAAACTTACCATTCGCAATCCAAATACCATTACACTTTAGAACCGCCTTAACTTGAGCACCCTTCATAAGGACATTCGTAATGTCAACTGGACTATCAGTCGTTCGATCAATATCAAATAGTTCCTTGTTTTCATTATATACTGAAAGCTTATCAAACTTATTATTCTTCTTTACAATCTTAAATCCAAACTGGTCTGGATACTTCCCCGTTGGTTCACCCGACTCGGGATCAACATGAACCTTAACCATAGGTGTATATAGCTCCTTAATAGTATCAACCGATAGCTTCGGTTTCTTAAACCAAGCCTGACTATTTTCCTGTGCCTTAGAAATTAGATGATCATCCAGACCAGTGAGGAATGTATGGAGGTCTTTCATCTTAGAATTAGAATCTAGATTCTTTAGAGAAACCTTGATAGAAAACTTTCCAGATGTTTCGTTATCAGCAAAATAACTAGGTTCAAACGGTAGTTCAACTTCAGGAGTCTGCATATACAGTGGATTGATTCCACCATCGTAATTTAGAAAGAGCATCTTACCACCATTATCAAGGGTCCTTGGTGCCGAAAAAGTAATCTTCTCAAGGTCAATATCACCAGCCTTCATTGCCATTGTTTTTGTTTTGTTTGTTTTGTTTGTTTTGTTTGTTTTGTTTTGTTTTGTTTTGTTTTGTTTTGTTTTGTTTTGTTTTGTTTTGTTTGTCTCTATTTATGTATATAATTATATCTCTAAGTAATTTCAAATTTTGAAAATATGTATTAAATTATTATTTAAATATTTTTTTCAAAGAATTAAGTAAATAATGTGTAAGTTTTCCGAGGATAATATAAACTGTCAAAATAAAATAAAATACGGAGGATATTGCTTTAAACATCGAAGGTATCACCTCATCGATAATAATTTGATAAATTACGATAATTTTACCTATAAACCTTCAGATTATCTTAAAAAAGATATTATAAATACGCTAATATCAATGGGGACTATTGTAAATAATAATGATACTAAAGGAGTATTATTTAATAAACTATTAGAAAAGTATAAAACACTTGATAAATATTCGAATGATACATTATCAATCTTAAAAATTCAAAAAATAATAAAAAAAAAGAATAATATTAGTTCTCTAAAAGGTATTGGTTATATTAATAAAGATAAATGTAATAATACTGAAGATTTTTTTTCATTTGAAGAAATTAATGAGATTGATGATCGATACTTCTTTTCATATGAAGATAAAAATAAATTTATATGGTTCTTTGATATAAGATCATTTAATAAATTAATTGAGATGGAACAACCTAATCCATATACTAGAGAACCCATTCCTTCAAATGTGGTTAAACGGGCTAAAAAATTAACAGAAAAATTAAAATTAAATAATAATGATAATCAAGTTGATCTTCAATTGATTAAACAAACAAAAGAACAAATAGTAAAACAAAAAACAGTTGATTTATTTGCTTCTATTGAACAAGCTGGATATGAGTGTAATATTGTATGGTTCTTAAATTTACATAGAGATTTATTAAAGAAACTTTATAGAAATTTAGAAGATTTATGGAATTATCGTTTACCATTAACACAGGAAATGAAATCCAGAATAGCTCCCCCAACTGGTAATGTTTTTTCAATGAGAGTAAATGATGTTTTTAGAATTAGTAATAAACAAGATCTTCAAAGTATAATTTTGAATGAAGTATCTAAATTTCAAGGGGCCGTTCAAGAAGGGGATAAAAAATTGGGTTATATGTATTTTTTAATTGGTCTCGGAATGGTTTCAGAAGAATGTTATTACGCCCATCAATGGTTAATGTTAGCCAATGGATAATTATATTATATTATATTATATTATATAATGTCAACTGAAAGTTTATCAAGTAATCCAGAAGAAATAGATGTGATTAAGGATATATTACAGAGTTATAATAATGAAATTTATCTAAATAAATTACAAGAATTAGATTTAGATCCCAGGAAGAATAATTGGAGACTATTAGTTGAATTAAATGCTAGATTAAGTGAATATAGTATTAATTCTTGGTATTATAAATTTATATTACAAGAAAAAGAAGAAATATTATTTCCCCCAGGATCATATTATAAATCTGGAAAAAAGATGGGGGAAAAAAAACCAAATACAGTAAAAAATCTTCTTAAAATTTACAATAATTACCTTGATCCAGGAGAAGCAGTTAAAACTAGGAATAGTTATTTAAATGTCGAACTTTTAGCAAAAGAAGTTGCTAGACGTATTGTAGAGAGAAAATATAAAGATTTTATTGTTATACCCGACTTAGATAGTTTAAGGGAATTTTTATCAATCCATAAAACTGAAATAAATGAATTAATATCGGCTATTCCAGATGGAAACCGTGGTTTATTATCTTATATGGATATTAGCGAAGGGTATGGTAATGGTCCTACGGGGTTAAACGGAGATAGGGCTTGGGAAGAATCAGATAAATTTGCGAATCCATTATATACTGTTTTTGGTTTATCACATAGATTAAGAGTAATCCGAACCCGGGGTCCATATGGATGGTTTAAAGGTAAGGTTCCTTCCCCAGCGGCTTTGCTTGGGAGGTGGGGTGGAATGACATGGGGAAATATACGAATAAAAACATCATCTTTGACCCATGATAGTATTCGGGATGCGAGTGTATCTTTAATGAAATTATTATTAGAGTTTATTGAACCAGATATATTAAATTCTAAAGCTTGTATTAATACGATAATTGATATTATCCTTAATGCAAATAAACATTATTCATATCCACAGATAAATTATGGGATTGGTCCTGATGATCAAGAGAATGGGCAGAAAGATAAAATATTATCGGTTCAATTATTTAAGTTACTTGTTCAAGCAGGATTATCAAATCAAAGTATAAGTAATTTAAGATTCGATGTATTTGGAGGGACATGGATGCCCATGGAAACACATGATATAATGTTCCGAAGACTCATACTTCCAAGTTTTATCCATCCCCTTGACCCGTATAGAGGGAGATTTCCAACTAATTTACATCAATTAATACATTTAGATTTAAGAAATTATTGGGAAGAAACAAGAAAATTATTTGATAAAAAAAAATTGTTATCTTTCGCAACAGGGAATACAGATGAATATTCTCCTTTATCACTTTTAGACAGTGATGTTTTCCGTAAAGTTGGAAAACAAATACCCGTTGGATACATGGAACATACTCCATCAAGAGATGCTCTAAGAAGAAATGCTTTTGCAAGATGGTCTCCTCAAAAAAATTTAGTTTCCGCACAACAAAGATTAAATACTGCTTTAGGGACAATTTCACCTGATTCTTTATTCAAAGAAGGAGAAATTGAATTAATAAATAGAATTATGAAAAGTCAAATGGGATTAGACTTAATTGAACAAAGTAAAATGAGTGAAAATAAACTCATTACAGCTATTCGAGAACCTTCTCCAAATATGACTATACAAGATTTAGAGCCTGAGCCTGAGCCTGAGCCTGAGCCTTATTTTGAGCCTGAGCCTGAGCCTGAGCCAATTGGAGGAGTTTTTAATCCAGGAGATAAAGTTTCATATACAAGTAAAAAAGGTGTCCCGTATACTGGCAAAGTTCTTGAAAATAGAGGTAAACAGTTATTAGTTAAAAAAGATAAAGGGGGTAAAGCATTGGTTCCAGTTTTGGATAAAACCTTAAAATCTTTAGGAAAATCAGGAGGGAAGTTAAAGCATCGACGAAGTCATAGAAAAAGAAGAAAATAAATAAAAAAGTTATTTAAACAAATATTATATTAATATATCATAATAAGTGCGGTAAAAAGAAATAAAAAAAAAATAAAACTATATAAAATGCCTGGAAAAACGAAAACCTCTGCCTCGAAAGCCAAGAAATCTTCTGCTTCTAAGAAAGCAAAAGCTAAAACTGTAGAACCTGTTGTTGAAACCCCTGTCCAGGAAGCTACTCCTGCTCCGGTTCAAGAAACTACTGATGATCTAAACTATGATGATGATTTTGCAAATGTCCATGCTCAGCTCCAAACGGCCATGACTACCATCAAGACTCTAACTACTATGGTTAAGTCTCTTGAAAAGAGAGTAGCCCGTGACCGTAAGGTTATGAACAAAAAACTCAAGGGTCGTGCCAAGAGAGTTGTTGATCCTAACAAGCCTCCCAGTGGTTTTGCCAAGCCTGGTCCTATCTCTGATGAACTTAGAGCTTTCCTCAATCTACCCAAAGGTGAACTTATTGCTAGAACTGAAGTAACCAAGAAAATTACCGAATATTGTAAAGAACACAATCTTCAGAAGACTGAAGACAAACGTTCTATTAAGACGGACGCGGCACTTAAGAAGTTGCTCCGCCTAAATAAGAATGATGAACTAACTTTCTTTAATCTTCAGAAATACATGAAGGTCCACTACCCTAACAAGGATGGTGTATTCATTCATCAGTAAATAGCTTGAATTCATTAGCAGATAATCTATAAGTATTTAGTAACTTTTTACTTTTTTCTTTTTTAATAATTATTTCATTTTTCTTAAGGAATGAAATAAACTTCTTTCCATTTACTTTTACATATCTTTTATTATGGTTTTTACAGAATATTATAAACTTTTTAAAGTTTTTATATAATTCAGCACGTATTACAAAATAAGCTAATATATTTGTTTTTTCATTAATATCTTTATAACTGTCAGATAAATATAATATTTTATTTGCTTGAAAAAATGAAAATTCTTTTTCTAAATTTATCATTCTTTTAAAACATTTATAATTATCTTTATCTGACATTTGTGAAATTAAGAAACAATTTAATATATTTGCCCAAATTTCTGTAAATGCTTCTCGAGTATTCACTTTATCTGAAGTTATTCCATATCTCTTTTGATATTCTTCAATTATATCATATGTATCATCATATTCATCATAACATAGAGCATGAAATAATTCATGTATAGTCACTTTTAGAAGTTCTTCTTTTCTCCAAATATTAATAATTGATTCCACACCAATAGAAGAGCATGATCCTGAATTAACTTCTTTAGGACCCAATAAAACCGTATCCTCTAATAATTTTTTTTCATCGGTTAAATAATAATTTAAAACAATCCGATCTTTAGTAGTTTTTGTTAAGCTACAAACAAATCTTACATAGGAAACTATCATATTCACAATTCTATTCTCAATTTCTTCTTTTGAATTTATAATTATTATTATTGTAATATCTCCAATATTCATCTCTATTTCTCTTTTATTTAATAAATATTCTGACGCTTCAATGATATTATCCGAAATAAAACTATTTCCATAGATACTATTCGATTGTAGTTTTTCAGAATAATCTTTTATTAATTTATATTCCAATAATTTAACTTTTTTTAAATGTTTATAAAGATCATTTAATTCTTTAAATCCGCGATCATTTACTTTATTCGATAAATGATTGCATATTTTTATTGAATCTTTAGTGAATAACATATATTATTCTCTTATAAAAAAATTAAGGGTTAATGTACAAGTTATATTATCTACTTTTAATGAATTATAATTATCTCTCATAAATAAATAATAAATTCCATTGTTAGTAAATAAATATAATACCTTTAATTTACGGTTTTTATAATCTTCAGAATTAATAAATAAATTAACAGTCTCATTATGATATAATTCCCTTATATCAATCGATTTATGGGCTTTTACAATCGATAATTGTTTTGTTTTCTTAAATTTATTCCAAATATCCGTTTTAACATTCTTAGGTATAGAATCATATAATAGCTTCATTAATTTAAATTCATTGGAATTAATCAATTTATTATAATAACGATCCAATAATACAATATCTTCTTCTGTAAATTGAATATCTCCAAATAATAACTGAATATCATATTTTTTCCTTTCTTCATCATCATAGAGAACGTCAAATGCTTCCTTTATTTTTTTAAACTGTGTATCTTCTCCATTATTTTTATCCGGATGATATTTCTTAGATAAAGAATGATATTGTTTTTTTATTTCTTCTTTAGTTGCTTCCGAACTTAATTCAAGTAGATCATAATAATTCATTAATTATATTATATATACGTATTAATAAAGACTCAATAAATAATATATCTCTATAAGATTTTTGTATAATATGATTATATTGTGCTATTTCTTTAATTATCATTATTAGTTTTTTTTCTTTGATTATTAATTGTAATCTATCAATTAATTCATAATTTATAATTTCTGATAAATCTAATTCTTTTAATATTTGAGATAGATCTCGTAATTTATTCAAGGAAAATGGTTTATAAAATAGATCTATTATTTCATCTACATAATACGATTTTATATTCTTATAATTATTATTTGACAAATACTTATTAATGATATCTTCAATTGTACTCTCTCTACAGTTATTTAATAATAATGATTTATTAAAAATAATATTATTATTAGTGAATACATTTTTTAAATAAATATATTTATCATAAAATTTAGGTTCACTAATTCCAATATTTAAACATCGGCTCCTAAGGGCTGGAATTATAAAATTCATATTTATTGAAACGATTATAAATTTAGAAACAACAGAAGACTTTTCAAGAATAACTTTTAAACAATTTTGAATATGATAATTTACATCTTCAAATGAATCTAAGATAATATACTTATGTTTTTCACTATAATCTTTTGACTTACATAAAGTTTTTAGATATTCAATAAATTCATTCTTATTTATTATGTTCTTACAATCAAAATAGTAATACATACCATAGTTTATCATATGGAAATTATTATTATTTTCTGATTCTTTTTTCCATTCAAATAATTCATTAAATAATAATCTGATAATAGTTGTCTTACCACATCTTTTTTTTCCATAGATTATAATATTTGGATGATCTTTCTTATTAAATAATTGTTCTATTTGATATATTAATTTATAATGTATAGAATCATATTTATGTTTTGGTAATACGTCTATAGGAGATATCATCCATATAATATAATATAATACATACAGTTCTTTAATATTCTTTATTTGTTTATTCTATATTATTTTTATAAGCAGATTAGTAAGTATGAATTTAATAATTAAACAAGATTGTTTTGATAATAAAAGAATAATATTAAAAGAAAGTAAAAGTTGTATAAAAATTACATATTCATTGGATTATATATATATGATAGGGTTAACTATAAAACTTAAGGATATTAAGTATATAGAAAACGACCAGTTTTTATTTATTGAAATATGTGATCCAAAACAATATAAATTTTTAATGGATATTAATAATTTCTTATCACAAAAAATCGAGCACTATCAAAGTTTTTTATACAATAACAAAATGAAAGTAAAAAAACATATTAATTTTAAATCATCGGAAGATGATTCTGTAAATATTACACTAAATAATCTTAAAAAAATTAAAGATAATTATAAAGTTCAAATATTTACAATATAATATACCTTTATTAGTAAATAATGGATGACGAAGAATTAGCCTGTTTTCTACTTGCGAATCCATATCATATAAAGAAAAATACGAATGATGATAATTTAATAGGTGATATTGATGAGGATATATTCTTATTATTAAATAAAAAATTCCCTGATTGTACATTAGAACAAAATTATCATTTTGAAATTTTATCAAAAATTGAAACTATTTGTATCGAATATACAATTAAAAATATATTAGATTCTCTAATTAATAATATAATTAATCCCTATGAATCAGGGAGCGATGAATGATTACTATTTTCAATTTATTCTTAAAAAACTAAAGAAAGATGTAATAGTTACTTTAAATGAAAATGAAAATATTCAAAATATTGAAAATATAAATGATATAATTACAGATGAAGTAAATATATACTTTAGAACAAATGAAATAACTTTTAAAGGGGAAGGAGAAGAAAATGAAAAAATAAAACAATCGAAAACCCACCTTTATAGAGATAGAACTCAATATAAAGATAGAAAAAATATGTGTAAAGCCCGTGTTTGGAATTGTGGTATGGGTGGTCAGTGTTCTAGAAAGGGAATTATGGATGGATTTTGTAAGGGTCATGCCGAACCTAAGAATGGTCCGGGAAAAGAAGAGTGGTGGTTAGGAACAATTGATAAACCTAGACCTAGAAATCCTGTTAACCATACAGGAAAGATTCATATATGGATTGATTAAATTAATTATTAAAAAAAAAATATAATACTATTCTATTTTTTTTTAATAAGTCTTCTTAGGTTCTTATTTTATCATTAATGGTGCCAGCTATTCGTTCTCGTTCTCGTCCTCGGCCCCGTCCCCGTTCTCGTCCTCGGCCCCGTCCCCGTCCTCGTCCTCGTCCTCGGCCCCGTCCCCGTCCTCGTCCTCGTCCTCGTCCTCGGCCTCGGCCCCGTCCTCGGCCCCGTCCTGCTCGGCGCCGATATCGGGTTTGACCGACCCTTCAACTGGCACCGGCTCTGCCACCGGCTCTGCCACCGGCTGCGACTCCTGCCCTGCCACCGGCTGCGACTCCTGCCCTGCCACGGCAGCGGCCGCCGCCGCCGCTTCAGCCGTAGCGAGCTTTGTGGCGGTCTGCAGCGCGCCCTTGAGCTTCATTGTGTACTCTTTGACCTGTTGGTGCGCCTCCTCCAACCCTGGGGTCATTCCATCGTCTATAGCTGGAGCCGGAGCCGGTGGCAGAGCCGGAGCAGGAGTTGGAGCAGGAGTTGGAGCAGGAGTTGGAGCAGGAGTTGGAGCAGGAGTTTCCGCCTGCTCCAACTCCCCACCCTCCTCATCCACCCCCGTGTTGGCCATATTGCTGTCGGTGGTCCCCTCTTCGTCACCCGCATCATCCCCCTCATCCGCACCACCACTTAGAGATGAATATGCTTCAACTGTATCTCTTGAACGTTTCGTTCTACGACGGGGTGCTTTTCTCGAGTATTTCCTGCGGGCAGTTCTATTAATGCGTCTCCTTGATTTATTCTTACGGGTATTTCTTCTAGTAGTTTTTCTATTGATACGTCCCCTTCTCGTATTCCTACGGGTTTTCTTTCTACCCACAGTTCTCCTCTTAGATACCCTTCTACGGGAAGAACTCTTTCTATTTTTTGAGCTGTAATTTCTTCTAACTCTTCTGGTTGTTCTTGCCATCTATTTATAATATAATAAATATTATTTTTTCAAAAAAGTGATAAATCAACATCCAAACATATTTCTTTATTTTTAGAACGCAAAATATCTCTTATATTATCCTTTGATATATTACCATGTTTTACCATATATACTGCTACTATTAGAGGTGAAATTGTTAATCCATTATAACAAAAAATTAAAATATTACTTGAATCTTTATTTTCATGTATGTAATCAGTTATTTTATTCATATTTTCTTTTAATAAATATAAATCTTTCCCAGGATCCAAGTTTGGACTTAAAGGAATTCGCAATTTCTTTATTTTTGGTAAATCCAGAAAAGCTTGATCGATAGTACAATTAATAACGATATTAATTAAATTATCTTTATAAAAACTATCATCATAAGCACCATTAATATCTGAAACCCAAATACCTGATAATAATTCTGTTAACATTTAAATTTGAAACTATTTAAAATTTAATTTTAAAACTTTAAAGGAAATGGATTTTAATGAACATTATGATTTTATGACACAAATCGAAGAATCAAAAAATATAAAAGATGAAAAAAATTGTTGTGAAATAAAAGATAATTATCAAATCGATCAAGGTATTATTAAATGTAAAATTTGCTCAAATACTATTAGCAATATTACAGACGGTCCTGAATGGAGATATTATGGAACAAGTGATACTAAAGGAGTTGATCCAACAAGATGTGGTATGCCAGTAAATACATTATTGCCTGAATCTTCTGTTGGTTCTTCAATATCATATGGACGGAATACGAAAACTATGAATCAAATACGTAAATATCAGCAATGGGGAGGGATGCCTTATAAAGAAAGAAGTTTATATAAAGTATTCCTTGAAATACAACGGTGTTGCAAAGAGAATGATTTGCCACCAATTATTATTAATGAAGCTAAGTCTATTTATACAATTGTATCAAGTACAAAAATATCTAGGGGAGCAAATAGAGAAGGGATTATAGCAGCATGTGTATACTTTGCTTGTAAAGATTGTAATGTTCCACGGAGTTCAAAAGAAGTTGCTGAGATCTTTAATATTAATGGAACAGTTATGACAAAGGGAGTTAAAAAATGCCAAGAAATTATTCACATGAATAAAAAGAATAAAAAACGATTAACAAATAATAAATCAATAAAACCAGAACATTTTATTGATCGTTTTTGTAATAAACTAAAAATGGAAGAAAATGACGTTCATACTATTAGTGAAATATGTAAAGAATCTTTAAAAAATAATATAATATCAGAAAATACTCCTCCGTCGATTGCCGCGGGTTGTATATTCTATTACATTAAAAAAAAGGAAATGGATATTTCTAAAAAAGATATTTCTGATATATGTATTATCTCAGAAGTGACAATTAATAAATGTTGTAAAAAATTAGAAATGAATGATAAATTATTTTGCGAAATATTGAAGAACAAAAAAGATTGATGCGATAATAAATGCCTTTAATAATATCCCTGTAACTTCTTCTTTATCAGTTTCAATATTATAAAAAAATGGAACTGATTTAAATTTCATTACTTCATTTATTGGTTCTAAACTAAACATAACAGTAAGAACTAAAACAACAATAGCATCTTTAGCATAATATAACATCCCTTTAATTTTTTCAATCGGATTTTCTTTTAATTCCTGTTCTTTTTTCTTTTCTTCGATAAGTTCTTGTTGTTCTTGATGTTGTCTTTCAGCCATTAATCTTTGTTCATGCATATGTTGCTGTTGTCTCATTTGATGTTCCATCATCATCCTTTGTTCGTGTTCTTGTTGTTTCATTAACATTTGTTTCTCTTCATCTGTTAATTGTGGCATTTTTTGTTGAGATGGAACAGTTTGTTTAGATTTCCCAGTGTTTAAATCATTAATAATAGAATCAACCATAGAGTTTTCTTCTGATGATAATTTATTTCCATTAATATCATTCATAAGATCTTCAATTTGAGTACCAGCTTTTTCCCCCATTTATGATTTAACTAAATAATTATTTAAATATATAAACGTAGTTATATACTTACTGTATTGATTGATTTTAAACATTTGTCTGATAAAAATAAACCTATGATTAATCCTAAGATTATAGAAATGATGTATTTGAGGTATAATTTATAATCCATTTATTAATATGATTGTATATTTTTTTTAATAATAATATTATTATCACTTGTAATATAATTATAGCCAACTACTAAACAAATTGTTAAAAATAAGACTTTTGAATCTATAAAATTATTGAACATTTATATTATCACTTTTTTTTTTATTGTAATTTTTATAAATAACTTTAGGATTCTCATATCCGTTTAAAGGAGGGACTTTAGGTTGCTTATTTAATAAAGATAAATTATTAGAATAAAATTCTGAACATGTATTAAAACCTTCTGTGATAATATTACTATTTAAAAATATAATTAATAAAATAAATAGAATTAGTTTCATATACTTAATAAAATATTAAAAAAATGTCAATTCATTCTGATATGGAAATATTACTTTCTGATATGTTAAGTGGTGATGAATCTCCATATGGACAACTTATTGAAAAAGGAGAAGATAATTCATATTATCATGGATTCGGTATTCATTTATCAAGACAAGTTGATAACAAAGAACATTATTATAATTTACTAATGGGTGTTGTAGATAAATTTAAAGAATTGGATGATAAACAAAAAGAAATGCTTCAAAATAAAATGGAAATATTTCCGAAAACAGTTTATAAAGAGAAAATTGTTTATAAAGAAAAACCAATAAAAACTAAGAAGAGTAAACCAAAATTGAATACGAGAGATGATTATTAATTGTCTTCTTCATCTGAAGAAACTAGAAGAAACTTATCAAGTTCTACCATAGGGGTTTTTCTTTTCTTTTTTTTAAGATTTTTAACTTTTTCTTTAAGAATATTTAGATTTTCAGGTTTTCTATAAAAGTTTAGTTCATTATAAAACCTTAAAATATGTTCAATATTATTAATCCACCATTCTTTATCTCTTTTAACAAGTGTACATTCGTATCTTGAAATGAACCACCATTTAGCTTCAACAAATTTATGTCCTTCTTTTTCTATCTTAGTTTTATTTTCTTCTATCCATATCTGATACATACTATCCGATAAGTTCAAACGAGGGTATAGATAACTCATTTTATTTTCATTTGATTTAATGTATGTTAAAGTACAACCTTTAGGAAAATTAATAGCAGTTCTACCCCAACTATTTTGAAGGGTTGATTCATTAATAAAATTATCTTTTGAATATTCTTCAAAATCTTTATATTCTTCTATTTTTACTTGAAAGAAGTCACATTCATCTAGATCACACACTTCTAATTGTCCTTGAACTTGCATAGCATAATGAGGAGGGACTGTTTTTGTAAATTTCCTTTTGGGAGGACATTTAATTTCTACCATCCTTCCTACATATTCATCATTTCCATTATTATCACAAATTCCATCGGGAGATGCTCCAAATGCTTTGAATAAAGGATGGGGGATCATTCCAAAATCAAGGACTTTAACTTTGAACATTTCTTCATAAAATGCGATAGCAATATCTTCATATTTTACACCCCATTCTGTAATTGGATTTTCTTCATAAGGTTGTTCTTCTATTTTATTTAAAATTAATTCTTCTCTCGAAGTGAAATGACATTTTCCAATAGCAGCTGCTAATGAACTAGCTGTTAATTTATCTCTTCTCATTTCATACCATTCTGGAGACCTTTGGTCAGGAAGTTTTAATAATTTAAGTTTTTCTAATTTAATTTTTCTTTCACTATAGATTTTTTGAAGGTTATTAAAATGATTGTAGTAGTGTTCAACTATATTATCAATAACATATTTATCTGGGCTCCCGGGTTGAATATTATATATCATGTATAGTCCTTCTAAGATGAAAATAAGACCTTCTGTAATATTATTAATAATATATTCTTGAATATCATTTTTATTTATAATCATATAATTATTTGCTTCCATATTTATAATAATCTTTCTTTTATTATTAAATAATAATATTTCAAATTTGATTTTAATTATTTTTTAATAATAAAAGAAAGCTTCTCCAATAAATATGAATTCTGTAAAAGTAGATAAGGATGTAAAAAATGAAGAAGAGGAAAAAAAAGAATTTAATTGTATTGAGTGTTCAAAAATTATTAATGGAAAACCATGGATTAGTGTTTGTTTTCCTGAAGATGATTATACTGTTCATGCTTGTAATTATTTATGTGCTCGAAAGTTAAAGTATCATGTGGGTGTTGGATATTGGGATAATGTTGTAAATAAAGAAGATTTTAATACTCTTTTAATTCCTGTAAATACATTTAGGAATACGAAAAATAATGACATAACGACTAATTTCCATAGAGAAGAAATTATTGAAGAAATCTTAAAGGAGGATAAGAGGATTAGTGATATTGAAAACGAATATAATAATGATATGGACGACCATACGGAAGATGATTATTAATAATATATAGTATTAATTTAAAAATGGAGGAAATTAAAGGCGATGAATGTTTTAGAGTACTAGATAAATCTCAGTATATTATTTTTTATTTTACAGCTAGTTGGTGTGGACCATGTAAGCGTATTTATCCTGAATTATTAGACATTATTAAACAACTCGATTCTGAAAAAATATTAATGTTTAAAATTGATATTGATGAGGAGGATAATAATGAAATATGTGAAAAATGTAATATATCATCAGTCCCTTCTTTTTTATTATTTAAAGATAGAACATATATAGATCAAGTTAAGGGAGCAGATAAGGGAAAAATAATTAATATGATAAATACAAAATGTATAAATAATATTACGAAAGATAATTAAAGATAAAAATTAAATATTATATAATAATGGACGAAGAAAATAAAACTACCCTATCATTTGATAATCTTAATTTAAAGGAGAATCTCTTACGAGGGATTTATTCTTATGGATTCGAGAATCCATCAAAAATCCAGTCTATGGCAGTCCCTCATATTATGAGTGGGAAAGATTTAATTGCCCAAGCTCATTCTGGCACAGGAAAAACTGGTGCCTTTTCAATCGGTTGTTTACAAAATATTGATGAAACTAAAGAAGAATCTCAGGTATTAATTATTAGTCCGACACATGAATTAGTTCATCAAACTACCGAAGTTATTAAAGAAATTAGTAAGTATCAAAGTGTAACATATATGGAAGTGATTGGGGGGACGAATGTAGATGAATGTAGGAGAGGTCTTGATAAAGCACCACAAATTTTAATTGGAACCCCTGGGCGTATATTAGATATGATGCAGAAAAATTATTTATTTACTAATAAAATTCATACAGTTGTTTTTGATGAAGCAGATGAAATCTTATCCTCTGGTTTTCAAGAAACAATACATAGTATTATTCGATTTATTTCTAAAGAAACACAAATATGTTTGTTTAGTGCTACTATACCTGATGAAGTATTGGAAATAACAAGTAATTTTATGAATAATCCTGAGAAGATTCTAGTTAAAAAAGAAGAATTAACATTGGAAGGGATTACTCAATTTTTTATTAATATTAAAGTAAATGATTGGAAATATGATGTTTTAACAGATTTATATGATACAATTAATATAGCTCAATGTATTATTTATATTAATTCTAAAAATAAATTAATGGACGTATATAATTCATTAACCAAAGATAATTTTCCTGTAGCATGTATACACGGTGAAATGGGTGGAAATGAAAGGAAAAAGGTGATGGAAAATTTTAGAAGTGGACATTCCCGTATTCTTTTATCAACTGATTTATTATCTAGAGGAATTGATGTACAACAGTTATCTTTAGTTATTAATTTTGATCTCCCTAAATCAAAAGAATCATATATTCATAGAATAGGTCGAAGTGGAAGATATGGTCGAAAAGGTGTAGCTATTAATTTAGTAACTGATAGAGATATACAGTATTTAAAAGAAATAGAAAGTTTCTATGAAACTCAAATTAGTGAAATGCCAAGTAATATTGCTGATATTATTGGTGGAATTTAATTGAGGAATATTTAAAAATATAATATTTAAGAATATTCGCGCGTATATATGATATAAATAATATTTTACTTACAATTAAATGGATGATATAAATGTTAATTTTGATAATGAGGATAAAAAAATAAATCTTGATGGAGATACAGGTGAAGCATCTATTAATTTAAAAAAAGATGATAATACTATGTTGGGTGTAGAATTATTAGCAAATCAACAGACGTCTAAGATAGATTTAAATGTTGTTGAAGAAATAGGTGGGGGCGGTGGTTATTCAAGTGGAGAAGATTCAGTTAAGAAAGTAAATACTGTTGATAGAGAAGATTATGATTTTTTTAATGATAAAAAAGAAGAACCATCAAATCCAATAGAACCTGAAACAAAGAATGTTCAAATACCTATTGATGATCCTATGATAAATACAATGAAAGCAGACGAAAATGGAGGATTTAAAGCCATACATGCTATGAATGCCCAGGAAATTAAGAATGAAAAAATTGATTTGATATATAAGTTTAAGAAATTAGAGAATCAGGGCATAAGGACAACTATGAATTATAATATGAATTCTAATTTGGAAGATATGAGGAATGAATACTTAAAATTGAAAAAACAACGTGAAGTTGATAACTCAATTAAGTTTCAAAGAAAAGTTATGATGGCGGCAATTACAGGATTAGAATATTTGAATAATAAATTTGATCCATTTGATATTAAGTTAGATGGATGGTCCGAATCTGTTAATGAAAATATATATGATTATGATGAAGTATTCGAAGAATTATCTGAAAAGTATGGAGGACAGTCTGAAATGTCCCCTGAAATTAAGTTATTAATGATGTTGGGAGGTAGTGCTTTTATGTTCCATTTAACAAACACTATGTTTAAATCATCTATTCCTGGTATGGATGATATAATGAAACAAAATCCAGATTTAATGAAACAATTTGCTCAAGCCGCAGTTGGATCAATTGGAAAAACCGAACAACCTCAATATGAATCACCTCAAATGAGAGAACCGGTACAACAGGTTAGACCTGAACCGGGTCCTCCACAACAAAGTAATAACAGTGTGCGTCCTGAAATGGAGGGACCAAGTGGATTAGATGATATAATTAATCAAATGAATCTAAATCCGAATGAAATTCCTGATTTAGATAATTTATCATTAATGAGTGGAGATACAGATAGAAAAAGTAATATGAGTGGTGGACTTACATTAAATTTGTAAGGTTTTGATCATTCTTAACATCATTAAGTAATTGTATTGCTTCATTTATTTTTTCTTTATTCGATGTTTCTTCATCATTATTTTCTTCTTCATCATCATCATTATTTAATAATTCAGTAATTATAATAATAAATATAATTGTTAGAACTATTGCTTTTAAAATATCTCTTGTAGCCATAAAAAATGCGCAAAAGATAAAAAATCTTCTTAAAAATTTATTATCAATTAATTTTTTTTGGGATGGAGTTAATTCTCCTATTATAAAACGACCTCCTATGGTTAATAGAATCATCATAAATCCTATAAAATATTTATTTTGATTCATATCATCAATAAAACCCTCAATCATTTATAATTATAAATAATAAAAAAAATATATTTCATAGTAATATATCGGATGGTTAATTCAAAAGGATGTTCATTAACCGAAGCATTTGGCGACGGTTCCATATCAAAGAAAAAGAAAAAGAAAAAAATAATAAGAGAAGGTTATGAAGAAAATGGGAAAATGTTAGAATTTTTTCCACCCGAAGAAAGTATATCAAAAGACACTTTTACTACATCGAGTACTGTTGATGTTGAAACTTCTCAAAAAATATCAAGTGATCCTGGAAAGGTATTAAATCCGAATGAAGAAGTAGAAGAATTAAAAGAAAAACTAAAAATTTATGATAAAGAAAAGAAAGATCTTCAAGATTATTATAAAAGACAACTTGATAATTATAAAAAAGCCCATCATGTAGAAAATTTTGCGAACTTTAATGATGATTTTAATGATGTCCTTCTCTTCGCATTATTGGGATTTTTTTATTTAATATTTACTGATTATGTATATAAATTAGGGAAAAAATCATATTAAACCTTTTGATTTCTGTTCAATAGATCTTAAGTCTCCTTCATTATATATGAAATTTCCGGAAGGCTTATATTCATCAATTAATTTATAATCACCTTTCTTTTTAACTTTTGTTTTTTCTTTTGGTTTTTTAAGATTATTTAATTCCCAACTTATAAAAAGCCAATTAGGATCTATATATATTAACTTAAAATTATCTTTTTTTAAAGATGTTATTAAATAAGTTTTTAAATCTTCAACATTATATAAAGGAACTCCTATAATAAATTCAGGTATTTGAAAAAAACAATATGTTTTTTCTATATTTGCATTATAAAGAATTCTATTATGTATTTTTTTTAATATATCGTCAAACTTCTCTAACCTTTTAGTATTCCTTTCATTTATTTTATCATACAAGTTATTAATATCTAAAGAACTCATGTTATATTTTATAAAATAAAAAAAATTTGTTAAATAAATATGAAATATGATAGCCTCTTATTATCGGGAGGTGGTCTTAAGTGTTATAGTTTTTTAGGTGTCATCCATTATTTATTTGATAACAATATTATCGATAATGATTTTAAAAATATTAAAAATATCGTAACTGTATCTGGTGGCTCTATATATATTTTTCCACTATTAATAGGATATTCATTAGATATAACTATAGAAATATTTAAACAGTTTTCTATAAATGATCATATAGATTTTAATGATATATCTATTCATAAATTATTAAATACTTATGGTCTATATGAAGGTGGTAAACTTGTTGAAAAATTTATAAAATGCTTATTAAAATATAAAAATCTTAAAGAAGATTTAACTCTCAAAGAACTCTATGAATTAAATAATATTAATTATGTTATTAAAACAATCAATATTACAAAAGAAAAAATATGTTATTTAAATCATATCAATCATCCAGATATTCCCATTTATAAAGTACTGTGTATGTCATCTTGTATTCCTATTATGTTCCCTCCATTTAAATATAAAAATAATTTATATCTTGACGGGGGTTTATGTGGTCATTACCCACATGATTATAAACTAAAATCTAAAAAAAAATTAGGAATACGGATTACTTCAAATGATTATTATTTAAATGAAAATAAAAAAAATAATCAACCTGATAATATAATTGATTATTTAAAAATTATTTATCAATTAACAGATAATCAACCAAGAAAAAAAAATATAATTGATATAAATATTAATGGGGTAGGTATAGATATTAGCAAAGATAATACTGAAATATATAAATATATAAATATAGGTTACAATTCTGCTAAAAAATATTTTGAGAATAATTAATAAAGGGAAACCAATTTCCTATATATCAATGCCCACTTCTTATCAGATGCTTCAATATATCTTCCCCCAACAAATAAACATAACTTTGTATTATCCCAACGATCTGGATCATCCGATAGAAGATCAATATCCTTAATTACACCACTCACCTTTGAATCAGTTAAAGCTTTAAACAATTGATTAATTAATTTTCTCTTTTCTTCATTCATGAGACCCCTACGCTTCTCTCTATATAATTTCCTTTGTTTTCGGTTAAATCTAATTTCATCGCCTCTTTCGTTATATTCATTATTCTTTTTTTGAACAAGTCTTCGATATCTCTTATGAAGTAATGCGACTTCTTCTTGTGATAAATTTTTATAATAATACTTATCATCATTAATTTTATCTTGAACATAATCCTCATATTCTCGACATGTATAATCTTCTGATAATAGATCTTTTTGAAGACCATACAATTTATCAAGTCCGGTTATCTTTGATTTTTTTAGTTGACCCACTACCTTATACTTACTTGTAGGTAGTTTAACACTACTACGTGGTCTGTAATGGGCTAATCCATCCTTTTTATTTAATTCTCTTGATTTAGGAGGTAATTTCTTACCTTCTCTTATTTTATTTACCCGTGTTCTACCAACTTGTTTATGGGAGCAATACATTTTTATTCTATATTATTGTATTAATTAGTTTTTATATCGTTTAAAAAAATTAATTTATAGAAATATCTCTAGACTTATTTTAATTAATCCTCCATAATCCTAAAATTAAATCGAGGCTTCCTTTCAGTTCCATTAGCAGCTCCATCAGCAAGCTTTTTCCCCAATACAAGTCCATGTTCTGTTTTCTCCTGTTCTTTTAGTAGTTCTTTTTTTAAATCTGTTTTTGCAAGGCGGTTCCTTTTATCGATTCCAATATCATCACAATGTTCTTCCCATCCATCATACAACTCTTCAAAACTTGAGAATTCATCAGTTTCTTCAATATAATCATCAAACCAATTCGCAAAGATATCAGAACTAGTCTTGTATAATTTGGTTTCTTCTTTGACTTGGGGAGGTGGTTGTGTTCCTTCTTTATCATAGGATTGATATTTTTCAAGTAGTTTCATCATAAAGATTAAATTCCATTTTTCAAGTTTAGCCGTTAGACTAAGGTCTGCTTCAAATTGATGTGGATCTGTCTTAGTTGGTCGTGGATTATCTGAAAACTTTGAAATATATTTTACAACTTCAATTCGCCGCCAAATACCACCATCATTACCTCCTAAATGTGGAAGATCATTACACATAAGAACAATTTTAAATTGTGGCTTAAACTGTGTTGTACTCTTAAATAATCCACGGGAAGTCATTTTATCACCACCCGTCATCTGCTTCAATTTACCTACATAAATTACATCTTCTTTTTCAGGTTCCGACATATATACAAATCTAGCATTTTTTACATTTTCAAGTTCAGGAGAAGCAGCAGAAGAACTACCCCTTTTAGATGTTAGAAAACTCACATCCATCGATCGACTATAATCTCCAAGTGTAAAATCAAGAAGTTCGACTAATTTTGACTTCCCATTACCACCAGAACCAGTCCAGAAATAAAATTTTTCCTCCCGTATCTCCCCTGATAAACAACTAGATAAGAACCTCATTGTATATTCCCTTACTTCTTCAATTGGAAATACTTTACTAAGGAAATCTTCTAAACCTTCATTTAATTCTTCATAATCATCTAATCCTCGAACATGGTCCATAAGAGATGAAAACTCAAGCGGTCTATCAGATGGAGCAATCGGAAACTTAATACCGGTTGAAAGACTTACATAATCCGAAGGTAGTCCACCACGAAATATACTATCATTCAAATCATAAATCCCGTTTTCAAATCCAAGTAAATTCTTTTTTTCATTTAGTTTTTCTTGAAAATCTTTATCATAAAAGTAATCTTTACATTCTTTCATAATCTTATCCTTATAATTAGAATCTTTTAATTGAATCTGAATCTTTAAACATTTTGTATGTTTATCATCATAAGGTTTTGCCGCATCTTCATCTTCTTTTTCTTCTATTTCTTTTGCCTTTTCCTGGAACTTACGACCATGATAATCATATAATTCAACTATTTCATTTGAAAGTCGCGAACGTAAAATATGTCCTGTTTCAGTTTCTTCCCATTTTCCACCATTTAATTCATTAAAATAATACCAAGAATTAGTCTTTATTTCAGAACATACAAAGCAATCTTTAAAATAATGATAAATAACATTAGCAACATCAGCATGCGATCCAGAAGATCCTACACTTCTATTAATTAATGTTGAAACACTATCTCTGGTAATGTTTTTCCAAGAATCATAATCATCAAGTTTAGCCCAATGATTAAGGGAACCAATAGTAATATTTTTATTATTATTCTTATGAAACCAATTCCATTGTTTTTCACATTCAGAAGAGTTATTATACATTGGCCATTTTTTACTAAATGCGATCCATGAGGATAATAGTGATGGACTAACAGTATGGAGACAATATCCAACATCAAGCCATTCCTTATAATTACTAGCCCTTTCTGAAGATAATATTAGTGCGAGTTTTTTAGCAACCTCTATATCATGCTTCTTCACACTACAAACAATTAAAGGATTTATATCCTCTCTATCAATATCTTCAATTGAAGTTTTAGATGATAAACTAGATGTGGATGGACTTTTTTTTAGACATTCTTTATATCCAACATTTATTTCATCCTGCATTCTCACACTATTCAATTCAATAATTTCACATGGATTATCAAGATATAAATCCAATGGCATATTAATAAGGTTATCATCAGATAATTTAAGGATTTTAGTTAGTTTATAAACAATTTCATTTGGTTTACCCGAACCATAGATGAACCAATTACCCCCCTTATAAATATTATCATCTATTATTTCACTCATACTATTTGATGGAGGAGTGAATCCTTCTTCCTTAAAATAACTAGAATAATCAGATTCAATTATCTTTTCACGGAGAACGCGATATGTTTTCTTTTGAGCTATAATATATGGAAATAAGAAATGTAAACCATCCTTAGATTTATACTTTTTTTGAGGAGCATCGAGAATTTTATCTTTCTCCATGACCCAACATATTTTTTGTTCATTTGATATATCATACACATTTTCAATATGACGAAATATATCATTGATTATCCTTTTTAAAACATTTTCATTATACTGCCTTTCAGTGAAATGATCTTTATATTTAAAATCCAAATCGATAACAAGTCGACTAATGTCCTGAACTTTTTCTACAATAGATATCTTATTATTATCTCGAAATAAAGCTTTACTCAATAACTTATAGAACTCTGACATCTTATCATTTGGTATATCATATGATCCTCCACAATCAATATCTCCACCCCCGTATATAGAATGAGTATGTTTATCTTTTTTTGGATGTTTATTCAGAAATGTTTGTAATTTTGGATAAATCATGTATTCTAATTAAATATTTTAATTTTAATTTTAAGTAATCAATTTCAAATTTTTAAATTTATACTTATTTAAAACTGACCCGACTAATAATAGTAAATGGCAGAAAAAGCAGCATTAAAAAGAATAATTAATAAAGATATTAAAGAAATAGCAAATCAAAATTTAAATTCTCATGGTATTTATGTCCACTTTGATGAAGATAATATGTTAAAGGCAAAAGCCATGATTGTCGGTCCAAAAGATTCTTTATATGAAGGAGGGTTTTTATTTTTTAATATAACATTCCCTAAAAATTACCCATATGCGCCCCCAGATGTAGCTTATGTTTCTAGAAATAATATAAGAATACATCCTAATTTATATGTTGGACATCACTCAAGTGGATTAGGTAAAGTTTGTCTATCTATTTTAGGGACGTGGAATGGTCCAAAATGGACAACAATTATGGACATTACTACTGTATTATTATGTATTCAATCTTTATTAGATTCGAACCCATTTCATCATGAACCAGGGCAAGAACAGAATAATTCTCCACAAGTATTATTATATAATGAAGTTATTCAATATGATTCAATTAATACTTTATTAATGAAAAACTATATTGATACTCCACATGGATTCGATATATTTCATGAAGATATGAAGGAAGTATTAAATAAAAATAAAGAAACAATACTTAATAAGATAGAAAAATTAAAAGAAAAAAATAAATTGAGAAGAGAAGTTGTTGTTAGTTTTTATAGAATTAAGACTATTATTGATTATGAAGATTTATTTCATAGATATAAAGAATTATTCAATTTTTAAAATATTAAAATTTGATAAAAAAATACTTATAATTATAATATAAATATTATTATATGGAGATAAACTTTTGTGATAATTGCGATAACTGTCTATTTTTATATTCGGATGAAGAAAAAAAAGAACTATATCTAGGATGTAAGGCTTGTCAAACAAAGAAACCATATTTACAGGAAAAATGTATTTATAGCAATAAGTATGAAACAGATTTAAGTGAAACAATTAATCAAAATAAATTTCTAAAAGAAGATAATACACTTCCAACCATTAAAGATAATTCAAATATTAAATGCCCAAATATGGAATGTAAGAGTATTAAAGATAATGAACCATCTGATATCCAATATATTAAATTCGATAGCACAAATATGAAATTTATGTATGTATGTAAATATTGTTCTCAAAAATGGACAAATTAAAATTTGATTAAATTAATTTAAAAATAAATAATCTATAATATAAAATGGATACTATTGAAACATCTTCAGATGAAGAGATAAGCGATAATACAGAAACAATTGTTCAAAGTGGAATTGAAGATTTATCTAACTTTAGTAGTAAATATGAAGATGAAAAGAAAAAGTACATAACACGCCCTTATTTAACTAAGTATGAAAAAACGAAAGTTCTATCTGAAAGAGCTCAACAACTTTCAAATGGTTCTGATTCATTTCTTAAAAATCCTCAAAGTTATTCAACTGTTACAGAAATAGCATTAGAAGAACTGCGACAAGGGAAAATTCCATTTATACTTAGAAGACCAGTTGCTAATAATTACGAATACTGGAAATTAGAAGATCTACAAATTGTATAATTATTTTTAAACATTTTTATTATCTTTTAAAATTTTTATTATTATCTTTTAAAATTTTTATATTGTTATTAATATAAATGAATGATGTTTGTTTTATTTTGTTATTATTAGTCTTAATTATTATTGTTTCAAGAAATTCGGATGTTGAGAAATTTGAAAATATTGAAGCAGAAATGAATGCCGAAGTACAAAAAGAAGAAGAAAATAAAGAACTTCCAAAAGTAAATGGAGCCCCTAAAAAATTAGCAACTGCTTCTGAAAATGTACCTAAACAACAACAGGTCCCGAAACCTCCACAGGTACATGGAGAAAATTTAGATTTTAAAGTATCTGGTTATGAAGATGGCGACCTTTTTGCTTCATATGAAGACAATTATGGTGATGTTGTACCTCTTTCTATGCAGTCGGATTATGCTATTCTAAAAGAAAAACAAATTATTCGCCCTAATTTAATGGGTAATATTGAAGAAGAAAGAAGTCCAGGATACATATCCGATTCTCAAGCTCCTCCATTTGATCCCACCGCAAATACGGGTTTAATGGCAGTTGGTCAAGTTGGAGAAAAAGAAGAAGCAACTGGTTCAAAATCAGTCGAAGTTCACTTCGTTTATGCTGAATGGTGTGGTCATTCTCAAAATGCTATCCCAGCTTTTGAAGAATTAACTAAAGTAAATGATGTAAAGACTCAATCCGGAACACCTGTCACATTTGTTATGACCGAAGAACAGTCTGATGGATTTGCGGCATTTAAAGGAAAGGTTCAAGGTTTCCCAACTTATATGACGGTTGTAAAAGAAAACGGAGAAGTTAAATCCATGGATGAACTGCTCGTCCAAAGTAGAACAAAAGAAGGCATTTTAGATGCTACTAAAGAATTAGTATAATTTTTGAACATTTATAGGATTTTTTTTGGTGCCAAATTGTCCATCATCAACTCTTTCTTCTGTTGAATAATTTTGGGCAGAATATGTCCAATATGAATCAGCTCCTATTTTAAAATCAGGTCTTTGTTCTGCTTTATACCAGAATACTTGATCAGATAATTTATTCGATTTAGCATTATTATTAATCACTAAACATTCATAATTTTCCGTACATTGATCCATCACTTGACAAAACATTTCAAAATTAGGAAACATACCCGCATAATGTTCATATAAACGCTTTCTATTCGATACATAATTTTCCCTTAATATAAAAACATAATCTACATTCGTACGTAGATTTGGAGGAACACCTAAAGCATATTGCATTGTTAACAAAAATAATAATTTATAATGTCTTCCATTCATAAATACTGATCTCATCCATTTATCTTTTGCCCAAGTATTATCATATAAACAATCATCTAATATTAAAAATGCTCTAGGATCAACCTGGGACTCTCCACCTGATTGATTATTTTTTTCTATTAATAATTTTTGTCGTTTTAACATATTTTGAATTATTTCAGATTTAAATTCATCATGAATAAATAATTTAGGAACAATCTTACTATAAAACTGATTTGCCCCTTCTGTACCCGAAATAACCTGACCTACAGGTATACCTTGGTGATGATATAAAATATCTTTACACAAAAATGACTTTCCAGTGTCCCTTTTACCAATCAGTACTACTACTTTATCATCTTTTATTTCAGACATATCAAATTTTCGGAGTTCTAAATTCATAGCCATTATATATTACTTTAAAATATTTTATTTAATAACAATATTTACGCATATTAAGTAAGTTTATTCTATAAAATAATTGTATTTGTTTTTTTAATTATGTCAAATACTATAATTAAATATCAAAAATGGAATAAAAAACAAAAAAATGAATTCTTTAAATCTTGTAGTAATAATTTTAATCTAAAAGAACCACAATTTTACCAACCATATTTTTCATTATATTTCCACATCCATAATACCAAATCATCTCATAAAATAATTGATTTAGAAAGAAATTTAAATGTCCTTGAGATTATAAGTACTGAGAATGAAAAGTACCATACATCAAATAATATAATTAATTGTAAAGTTCTAAATAAAAAAGATAATATTATCACTGAAGAAAAATTATTCTGTAAATGTATTCCATTATTAGATCCACTCTTCTTTATGATGAATAATTATAATAACTATATCCATAGAAATCCACTTTTACCCTCATGCTATTCATACAACACGTTTAATAAACTCAATGATATGGATAATACAGCTTATATAGATACATTTTTCTCATTTATATGCTCAGAATTAACTGTCAAAGATATAAATCCATCTTTTCCAATATTTTATGGATCTGTTAATGGAATTAAAGAAGAATATAATTATGATATAAGTGAAGATTATCAACAATATAAAAAAGAAAAATGGTTTTATAAAAATTTAGGTAATCTATATTCCCTCGATTTATATGTGTCTTCAGATGAAGAAGATGAAGATAATGAAGATAATGAAGATAATGAAGATAATGAAGATAATGAAGATGTAATAAGTAATATAGATAGTTTATCCTCTTTATCGTCATCATCCAGTTATAATAATGATGATACTATCGCATTACTAAAAAATATACCATGTCAATTATTCTTTATAGAAAAATTGGAGGGGACTTTAGAAGATCTTTTAGATGTAATTGAAAAAATAAATCATGAAGTATTATTATCATGTATTTTTCAAGTTACATTTGCTTTAGCATATTTACAAAAATATTATAATTTTACACATAACGATTTACATATAAATAATGTAATGTATAAGAAAACCGATAAGATATATATATATTATAAATTCAATAATATCTATTATAAAGTCCCAACACACGGATATATATTCAAAATAATAGATTTTGGAAGAGCCATATTTACATTTCATAAAAAACAATTTTTTAATGACACATTCCACAAACATGGAGAAGCAGGTGGACAATACTCAGAACCATATAATAAATTATTCAATCATGAAATAAAAAATAATATTATTAAGCCCAATTTCAATTTTGATTTATGTCGTCTTGCTATAACAATTCTAGAAGTATGCGAATATAATAAAAATAAAGATTATAAAGAAAAACAAAACATATTTGATTTTATTTATAATATGACAATTGATAATCATAATAACAGTCTTGCTGATTTAAATGATGATTTTGAAATGTATGTTTCTATCTCAAAATATGCCTGCTCCTCAAAACCAACTGATATATTACAAAATTGGATTTTTAATGATTATAAAATTAAAAAGAAATATTTCCCAAAAAAATTATATTATCATTTAAACTAAAATGGAGGTCGAGTAGATTTAGACATTAATATATCTCCCGATTTAGGAGTATCTACTTTAGTTGTCATGCTATTATTAGAAGATATAGATTTCATAAAAAAACACATGGCAAAAGATATCCCAAAAACCATTAATAATTCCTGATTCCTATTACCCACATGACTTTCATATTTAGATGTATTAAATAAATAATACATAAATGTATTTGCTAAACTTAAAATAAAACTAAAAACAAGATTATTATTAAACATTTATTATCTAAACTTATAAAATAATTTCCATCATATTACTCATCAATCGCATCATCAAATAAAGTATATTTGTTTGCTGTTTTATCAACAGAAATATTTTTTTTCTCCATTAATGAAGATACATCATCGAAAAAATTATCTATTGTTTGAGCATCGTCAGGTATATCTTGTTTTAATATTGATATTATTTCTTTATCATTAATATTTTTATTATCATCATTGGAGTTTTTAATTACTTTAATTGTACTGTCTTCCGGTTCCACCTCTTCTTTAACCGGTTCCACCCCTTCTTTAACCGGTTCCACCTCTTCTTTAACTGGTTCGTTTTCTTCTTTAACCGGTTCCACCTCTTCTTTAACGGGTTCCACCTCTTCTTTAACCGGTTCCACCTCTTCTTTAACCGGTTCCACCTCTTCTTTAACCGTATTAGAATTAAACCTTTGAAGTAAATCAAAGCCAGGTATGGAGAAATCTTCCTTTTTATCGTCAATTACTTTATCATCATTATTATTATTATTATTATTATTATTATCATCATTTATATTATCTTCTTTAAGGACAACTTCAGGTGTTTCTAGTTTTTCATTTATAACTTCTTTAATATTCTCTTCTTCGTTTTCCAAACTATCCATAAAAGTTGATAAGATTTTAACCTTATCTATTTTATCTTCTTGATGATCAATGATATCTACATTATCATATTTTTCTTCTGTTATATCTGGAATGTCATTTATAGCCAAACCATCACACTTTTCTTTTATTTCATCTTCATCTGGAGAAACATATCCATTATCTTCTTCTTTTTCAACTTCTTCTTCTTTTTCAACTTCTTCTTCTTTTTCAACTTCTTCTTCTTTTTCAACTTCTTCTTCTTTTTCAACTTCTTCTTCTTTTTCAACTTCTTC